CCCCGGCAATTCGAACCTGAAGCAAGCGGAAGCTTTGAATACTTCAACTGCTATCTGCATCGCTTTGGTATCCGGCTACGCATGCAGGGCTGGCGCTGTCATTACTCGCAAAACGGCGGTCGATGGCGTCCCATTCCTCGCCGCCGGGTGCGGAAACTGGTTGACGAGTTGCGCAAGCTTGAAGGGTTGGAACCTCTCAAGGCGGTGCGGCAATGATCAAGCGCCTGCTTAAGCACGACTTCATTATCCCCGTCATCGTCGCTGTCCTCATTAATCTGACAGCGGCTTCTCCTTTTTTTATAGCCATTTATTTGGCGGAAAGGCGCTGACATGGATGCACCTGTCCATATCAAGATTACCGATATCGATGTGCGCGACCGTTTGCGCGAGGTCGATGCATCCAAGGTTGAAGCACTCAAGCAATCCTTTGCCGAACTGGGTATGCGCACGCCGATCACGGTTCGCGTCGGTGAGGGCGTTTTGCCATTTGCACTATCAGCGGGTGCCCACCGTCTGGAAGCCGCCCGGCAGTTGGGCTGGCTGGAAGTTCCCGGCTTTATTCGTGACGAAAGCAAGCTTGATTCAGAGTTGTGGGAAATTGATGAAAATCTGGCACGTTCGGAATTGTCGGCTGCGGATCGCGCCGTGTTTACGTTCCGGCGCAAAGAGCTTTACCTGATCAAGTATCCGGAAACGCAACATGGTGGCGACCGGAAATCAAGCCGCCAACTTGGCGACTTGATCGAACGTCAGGAGCGCCGCAGCTTTGTCGCTGCAACGGCGGAACTGACAGGCAAAACCGAGCGGTCTATCCAGCGCGACGCCGAACGCGGCGAGAAGATTTGCGACGCGGCACTTCGCATGCTGCGGGGGACGCGTCTCGATAATGGTGTGACACTGGATCGGCTTAAAAAGCTGCCGAACGATCTGGCGCAGATCGCCTACATTGAAGGTGCGCTTGCTGACGAAAAGCGCATTCGGGGCGAAAGCAAGGAAATCCGCACGCACCAACAGAAGGTCAAGCATGCTGTACGCCTGACAAATATGGCGATGATCGCGGATTTGGGAAAAGCAACTGCGCCAGCCAAATTGGATCGTATCTATTCGGTTTATTATGCAGACCCGGCATGGAAATTCCGGGTTCACTCTGAGTTGACGGGCGGCGAAAAGAGCGCCGAAAATCATTATCCGACCATGACCACGGACGACATTGTAACGGAAATGGTCGAGCTGATAGGCGGCAAAAATCCTGCTGTATTGTTTCTATGGGCTACTAATCCGATGCTTCCTGATGCCTTGCGTGTCATGGAAGCATGCGGCTTCAAATACGTTCATCACTGGATTTGGGACAAAGTTGATATAGGCAATGGTTACTGGGGGCGCGATCAGCACGAATTGTTGTTGATTGGTCGCCGGGGCGACATTGCGTGCCCGCTGCCGGAAATGTTGCCCCCGACAGTTCATCGCGAGAAAAAGGGAAGGCACTCTGCAAAGCCTGCTTATTTCGCGGAACAGATTGAGAAATTTTATCCCGATGTTGCGAAGCTTGAGCTTAACGCTCGCGGCCCGCGAAAGGGTTGGGATGTATGGGGGCATGAGGCGAATGGGCGGGTTGTGCCATGACCGACACGATGCTCCCTATTCTTCGCGTAATGAACGATGCCGGGACCGACGCAGAGCGCGCCGTTGTGCTGCTGACGTGTCCGATTTCAATCATGTTGAAGTATCGGCAGGTTCTGGAAAGCGCTTGTATTCGACATAAGTTCGATGCTGGTAGCGAGTACCTCGTTTGCTTTTACGCTGCGATGCATCAGACGCGCTTTCGCGGAAACGTTCGCGGCGCTGCATTGAAGCATGCCGAAGGGCGATTGCTCCTGCTTTCTGAACAGGTGCCGTCATGAGTGCTGACGCTGCTGATTTGCGCCGCATACGCGCTAAACTTGCGGCGCTGGAAGGTGCTGACTGGCAGCTTTGCTGCGAGGGCGATGTTTCATTCGTTGAGGCTAAGACGCGACATGGCGAACTTAATAAGGTCGCCACATTCCATCCCGGCGCAACATTTGACGAGATTGATTTCGTCGTAAGTGGACCACGCATGGTGACTTTTATGCTCGAACTGGTTGATCGGGCAATTGTTGCGATGCGACAGGGCGGGCCGAAACAAGGCGGACAGCGCAAGCCGCAAAATTATGCAGCTGAGGCTGCAATGAAGTGTGACGACGCCGCGTTCAAGACTTTTCTTGAGCAACGGCACGGCCTTGAGTGGCCTTTGACGAAGGAGCGGGCGGCGGAAAAGCTGCGCACGGTCCTGAAAATACAATCCAGAAAAGAACTGAACGAAAACAGTGCTGCGGCTGAACGATGGCGGGATCTGCGTGCTGCTTTCGAAGCATGGCTAAGGGTGGGACAATGAGTATTGCCGTCATGTCACGGATATTCAAAAAACAGTTAGGCTCATCAAGCCGGAAGATGCTTGCGGTTCGTCTGGCTGACTTTGCGGACGATAACGGGCGCGGCATTTGGCCGTCTGTAGGCAAATTGGCGCGTGAAACCGATATGTCGGAACGCACAGTGCAGCGTCTTTTGCGCGATTTTGTTGATGAAAACCTGCTTATTGTTGTCTCGACAGCAAGCGGGCGTCCGGGTGAAACGACCCGATATAACTTCAACATGAACGTGCTTCACGGTCTGCCGGACACTGATATTGCTGCCGACGGGTGTCATGGTGTCACCGGTGACACGGTGTCACCCGTGACAACGGCGGCTGAGACGGGTGACATTGACGACGCCGACGGGTGTCATGGTGTCACCCGAACCGTCATAGAACCATCAGATAAACCATCATCTGAGAGAGAGCGCGAGAGCGAGCAGGAAAGCAGGGAAAACCGGAAGGCCATTGAGCGTGCATTCAAAAAGGCTTTCCACGCTTGGCCGACTGCGGTCACGGATAGCGAGCCTGACGCGTTCCGGGTCTGGAATACGCTCTCGCCGGAAGATCGCTTAGCTGCTTCGGATAGTGCGGCTCGTTACGTCGAGGCCGCAAAGGCCATTGGACGCAAGGTTGTTTGCTCCTATGCGGTCTATCTTCGAGAAAAGCGTTGGGAAAAGCTGCCAGCGAAAGCGCCGGTCGAACAAACGGGTTCGGTGCCAGCGCCGCAACTAGGCAAGATTTGGGGCGCACGCGTCTATGAGCTTTTGCTGAATGGCCCAACGCAGGCTGTCTCACTGAATGCATTTGAGCGGGACCTCGCAGATAGCGGACGCTTTACGGCTGAGGCCCTTCTTCGCGAAAAGCAGGCACGGCAAGGTTTCCCGGCTGTGAATGAATTATTCGAACGTGCTGCGAACCGTCGCGGTGCGCTTGTCCCTGTTCGCTTGCAGGCAATCAAGGATCTTCTCGTGCAGGTTCGCATCGGTAGCGATGAATGGACGGCTTGGCAGGCTTTTCACCTTGAGCGCGGGTGGCCTTGGTTGCCTGACACGGGAAATGCCGAATGGGCTTATTTCCCGGCAGGTGGGCCGGAAGGATTGAACGGGTTCGAGATTGCTTTGAGGGGATTGGGTGATGATGATGGCAGATAAGCGTTTGATTGATCAGGCAGCGCATATCGACCTGTCGCGATGCTATGCAAAGCTCGATAAGTCCATTGAAGAAAGAAAACGCAGACGTATTGAAAATGCCAAGGCGGCGATTCGGGCCGGTGATGATTCTCCTTGGCTGGTGCTGAAAGTGATGACTGGCCGTGAAATCGCTGTGGGTAACGCTCTATTGGATGCTGATATCGAAACACTTGTCCCCATGAAATTGGGCAAGGAAATACGCAAGCGTCATCGTGTTATCCCACCTAGAAAAGAACCGATTTTCATTGGTTACATCTTCGCCCGCTGCATCATTTCAAATGACACCATGGCTGCATTATTGAGCTTTGAGTATGTCGCTGGCATACTTGGAGGTTATGAAAATCCTCACCTCGTTTCAGCCGATAAGGTATTGTCTTTCAACGAGAAAGCAGAGAGCGGTCATTTTGATCATGAGGTGCCCCAAGCTGTATTCAAGCGAGGTATGAAAGTTCATATTCGTGATGGGATATTTGCCGGGCGCAATGGAGAGATTGTTTCAGGCGGTCACGATGGAAAGGGTAACGCGGTGGTTGATATCGATTTCTTTGGAAGATCGACGCCAGCAATTATGCCTCTTGCAATCCTCGAACCTTTGTGAGCGTATTCTGCTCACGGATAATCCGATGATCCTGTAGTGAGCCTCTGAGAACGCCTAGACAGCGGGAACGAAAGTTCTGAGGTTGGTACGCCGGTCGGACCCCGCCCTGACAGTCTCAAACTTGAGACACCGATTCAGGGCCAGTGCGTAAGCTATGTCTACCAATCACCGATACCATTGAGCGCCCCTGAGGCGCTCTTTCCATTTTCTATAGAGGCTGCTCATGGCAACGATAACGGCGCACTGGGCTGACAAGCACCTGTCACTGTTTGGTAGCAGGCTTAACCAGCTGAACACACGCTTTCCTAAAGTGCTGCCACGTATCGTCAATCAGGTTGGCAACAGGGCGAAGACGCAAGTTATTCGTGCGCTGACGAAACAGACCGGCTTGCAGCGTAAGACAATCGTCAAAGCAATTGGCGATCCCGGTGTCGCAAGACCCGGCAAGCTTTCTTACGATATGGTCACGCGAGGCGGTAACATTCGCCTGAAATACCTGTCGCCGAAGGAAACCCGCAAGGGTGTCTCGGCCAAGCCATTCGGACAGCGCAAGGTTTTTGCGGGGTCGTTTATGAAGGGTGGCAAGTTTCCGAACCGACAGGATGTGCCAAAGTTTTACGGACACGTCTTTCACCGGCTTAACAAGTCAGGCAGTCGTATTAGCTACACCCGGTCGGATGTGTTTATCCCAGTGGAAATGACCAAGGGATCAACCAAGGCTGCATTCGAACGTATGGCAGCGCCATTGCTTCAAGAGCGTGTCGACGCAGCGATCAAGAAGTTGCTGCCATAGGCTGCCGATCAGGGCAGGGCACCCGACCGACCCGGTCAACCCTTCGACCCCTGACCCCACCCCCTCCATTGGGTCCTTTCCCCGGTCTGTGACCGGAGCGGGTGAGCGCGACTGCGGGATTTCGCCCTGTGTGAAATATCATAGGGGGATTCCCCCGCCATTTGGATGGAATCGGAATCAGATGGCTAAAGGCTATTCGGACGAGCTGCGGCAGCAAGTGATTGACTTCATCAATGAGGGCAACACAGTTAGGCAGGCGGCGGAGAAATTCGGCGTAAGCCCCAGTTTCGCAGCGAAAACACACAAAAAGCATGTCGACCAACCCGAAGCGCAGCTGTTTACGGAAGTTCAGCAGCCGCAAGAGGATGAAATGCCGGTCGACGACGGTAGCGTCACAGCGCTGGACCTCGCTGATGTGATCGGAGTGTCGAAGCGGGCAATCTCTGATTATGCCGAACGTGGAATCATTGTGAAGACAGGGCGGAATCGCTTCGACTTTAGAAAGTCGGTCCAAGGTTACTGCGAGCATATTCGAACAATGGCAGCAGGGCGCGGCGGTGAAAATGTCGACGTGCTGGCAACGGAACGTGCCCGCCTTGCACGTGAGCAAGCCGATCAGGCTGCAATGAAAAATGCCGCGATGCGCAAGGAACTGATCACGGTCGCAGAAGTGCGGCACGAATGGGTGTCCATCGCACGGCGTATTCGAAACATGGTCATGTCGGTTCCTTCTCGATGCCG